AATATTTTTGAAACGCTCTACGATTTCGTTAGCTTTCATATGTTAATTTAATAGGGTTAAACTAAGTATTTAACTTAATAATTATGTGTCTGTTGTATTTTTAAGCTCTAGTTTTACCTATTCCCTGCGCTCTGAGTGTTCCATCACAACATTTCTTGCTGTAGGTCTTTCCGTCTTTGCATAAACAGCCTCTCCTGCCGCCTCTTGGACTACTGTATGATGGTGTTTCAAACTTCTTTCTCATTTTGGTGCTTTAGGAGATTCTTTTATTCCACCTTCAGGTCCTACTTCGGCAAAGTTTCCTTCCCTGAACTGTTTCATCTTTCGAATAGCCCATTCTACACCTTCAGTGCCTCCCCAACCAAGCCAAGCAACGTATCCTGCATCTTTCCAGGGGGTTCCTCTAAGATTTGGGTCTATTTGTGCGTTTCTGCGGTGTCTATTGAATGAAGCCATCCTAGCAATCGTTGAGCGGCTGATTTTTTGTCCCTTAGCGAGCTGATTGGCTCTTCGCCAGCCCACCCTAGTCATTCCCTTGACTTCATCACGACCATAGCGTAAACGCCAATCGAGGACTTTCTGTGCATTTTCTCTTGCAGCCTTAGGGTAATCATCATATGTGCGTAATTCAACGTCTAAAGCACCCGTAAGCTCTTCTATGAGCGATAAAGCCTCTAATTCTTCATCACCATACTCAGGAAGTTGCTCTTGAGGTCTTTCCATAGCATCTGCGAAGTGTCCTTCGATGCTGAAACCTTTTACTTTGCCTGTTTTAACATAATCTGACCAAACTTCATCATCATACACCTTCATAGACACCATCCAAGTGCCGTTTGGTAAGTCAAAGCCATATTTACGAGACTTATCTTGGTTTGTGTCGTCTATAATCCAAGATTCTACTACTGATAAGCCATCTAACTTACCATCGTGTTCTAAAGTAGCATTATTTTGGTTTCCTTTCGTCAGGAAAAGCTCTGAGGCTTTTCTGACGGTATCTTTAGAGAAATATATAAAGTATTCGTCCTCTCCATTTCTGCGGTATATCTTTTTGTTAGGGATAAGTGCCGGACCCATAAGTATTTTCTTCTCTTGGTCTACCTCTGCAAGTTTTACCTCTTGAGAACTAAGCATAATAAAGTCTTCCTGGATTGCAGGGTCGTCTACGATTGAGATAGCGTCTATTCCGCTAACCTCATTCTCCTCATCGATAATTAGTTCGATTACTTTTATTTCTTCCATATATTAATAACTTATTGAGTTGCTTTTTGTTCTTATCCGAAGGATGCTGTGTTGGTTATATTTCTATCTAGCTCTTGCTGTGTAGTAATATCCTTGCCAACAACATAAGCCCTAGTAGGTCTAGCTTCAGCACCTGCTATAGTCTCAGCTAATTGGCTCTGTGCAGTAGCCCCTACTACGTTGAAGTCTGGAGCCTGTATTTGCGGTGCGCCACCTGTTGCAGCAGAAGGAGTAGAAACACCACCACCTTTACCGCCAGGTACTTTAACGGATAAAATCTGTTTCACATTTGCTAAACCAGCAGTAATTACCGCAGCAGCAGCAACTATATTTAATGGAAATGGTAATCCGCCACCTTTAGTAGGATTTAATATGGCATCTGCTGCAGCATAAGTATCTATTGTTGCATTTGCAACACCTAAAGCCTTGTTAGCGGCAGTTCCTTCAGCAAATGCGTTTTGCGCTAAACCAAGAGAATTACTTATTAATAGTAAATTTCTAGTTTTAGCCTTCTGCTCCTCATCGCTGAGTTTAATAGACGCTTTGGTTGTTGTTTCCGTTACGCCAAGTCTTTTTATTGCAGCGTTTAAGAACTCGGTGGTGTCTTTCTTTCTAGCAGCAGTACCCTTCTCTAACTCTTCTCTCGCTTCCCTCTGAAATTCTGTCTCTTGTTCTTCTGGAGTTATAAGCATACCGAAGTCCTGAAGACCTTTAACTCCAACAACTACCTCACCATTAAGTTCTCTATAGGCATCTGTTAAGTCCTCAATCTTACCCTTGAATATGTCAATTCTTCTTTGTAAATTATCATACTCATTTGCTGTAGTCGCAACATTTTTCTGTTGCTCTCTAAGTTCTTTTATTAGCTTTTGATAATATTCAATAGTACCAACCTTTATCTCCTTCTCTTTATTCTCAAGGTTTTCAGCATCTAACTCGTTTCTACCTACAATTAAATCTCTCAATCTTAACAACAGGTCAATATGAGATTGCTCTAATTCATTCCTCTTAAGCCCTAAAGCATTTAACTCGTCTTGCTTAATAGTTCTTAAAACAGTGTTATTTATATCTATTTGATTTAATTCATTTGTCTTAGTCGTTATATCGTTAAGAACAGTTTTAGTATCCGCCTCATTCTTAGCAAGCTCCTGTTTAGTCTTACCTATTTCGTGTTCTAATTCGAGTTGTTTTTGTCTCTCTTCAGATAATTTTATTGTCGCTTCAATACTTTCTTCTTCCGATAGAGTGGTATCATTCAATACCTTCTCAAGCTCTTTATTGTTTTTTAAGGTGTCCTTGATTATTTCGACAGCAGCTTCTCTAGCTACTTTATTCTCCTTTAAAGCTACATTTAGTTGCCTTAAAACAATCAGTTCTTCACCAACAGATTCAGTAAATTCTTCACTCTTATCTTTTGCTTCTGATGTTTTTTGTGAAAAGAAGTCTAGCAATGAAATGACTGCCTGAAACCCTATTATCAGACCAAGAGGACCTGAAAGCTCTGCCTTAAGAAGTCTAATGGTATTAGTAAAACCTTTAGTTTTAGACATTAAGGTAATAAACAGTGTAGACAACTGAGAAAGGTTGTTCGCAACACCACGAATACCGTAAGGCATATCCGATATTGTGCGACCAAGTTCTGTAAGTGTAGCTCCTGCAAGACCTGCGTTTGAGATTTGGTCTTCGTTTACTTTATTATAGCTAGATGTCGCTGAAGTTATCTCGCGCATTTCAATCTGCAACTTCTCTATAGCAAGCGTTTGCCTTTGGAAGTCCTCTGCCGTTTTAGCAGAGTTATCCCTAACAACTTTCATTGCAGCAATCATTCTACGATAATGCCCTACTGACCCTTCAGCAATCTTACTACCATCGTCAATCATATCAGACATTTTTCTCGCAGCAACCTCAGCGTCAAGAAAACTTTTACCTAATTGGTCTATCTGAACTTTAGCATTACCTGCTCCGTCAACCTTTATCCTTACTATTACGTCTTGCGTTGCTTTTGCCATCTTTTTCTTTTGTTAAGTGATTCTTTTAGTGTTTTGGGTGCTTGATACTTTCCTTTGGCGATGTCGATGTAAGGCGACACGCCATAATAGTCATCTAACTTTAAAAGGTCTAAAATGTGTTTTATCATTCTATTACTATGTTTAAGAGTTCTATTTCGCTTTCTCCTGTTGTAAGGTTAGTCGTAATACTGTTTATTTGATGCTTTCTACCTTTATATATAAACTTATCCGCAAGTGTATATCTCAGTAAAATACGTAAGGGCAAGTAAGCTTTTAGTTTTATTATTCTGTTGCTTTTGGCGAATACCTGAGTTATGTAGCTACTGTAAAACTGCTCAAACAAAGTGTCTGTGAAATCCAAGGCATCGTCCTCACCCACGTTATATTCGTTTCTTTCGTTCTTAAAGTTTATGTTTTTCTTATTATCCGTTCCAGATGGAGTTAAAGACCTTGAGTTCGATGGCACATTTATACTTGTGGTTATTTGGTCGTGAGCATCAAAAGAGTTATCGGATGGGTCTATTGATGTTATTAATGAAACCTCGTTATCGGAGTCAAGCGTTACATTTATGGGATAAAACAACAATGGTTTACCGATATACGAATCGTAATCTCCTGTGTCTTGATTAAAGTTATCATCAGCAGAATAACCCCATTGAATTAATGTTTTTCTGTTGTCGTCATCATCAAACAACCTCTCAAACTTCATATGTTGAAATGGAACTACTACTTCATATATTTCACCAGAAAAAACCTGTCCACCTAAGTTTGTTCTCACAAAGTCTTCTTCACCCCACTTAAATCCACCTTGCCCGCCTATTTTTATTTGCTCGTGCTGAGTGGCAAGTAAAGTGCCTAAGTCTTCATAAGTAAACTTAATATTTCTGTAAGGAAGGGCTTTATCTACTGTATTACTATTTGAATCCACAAACTCATCTATATTATAGGGACTTCCACTAGACTGCTTGTCTACGTAAAATTCATCAAGGGTGTCAACATATATTGTTCCGTCTGATTCAACGAGTGCAGTTAGATTAAACATCTTAAACAGACCTGTTAAAAAGTCTATAACCTTCATCTTAGGCATTTGTGCATTCACATCAAATTTAAAGTCAGATAAGAAATTGTAAGATGTCGTGTGTGTATCTATACTTCCTTGGTCCCCTGGCTCTTGATACGTTAAATCCCAAGTAACTGCGCTAAATGATATATTGTTTTCAGATGTTATCTGAACTTTAAACTCATCATTTATAGACTCTACTTCAGATGTAAGGTCTATTGTTTTAAATGATGTGGTTATATCTGATTCTATATATATTTCTTCGTCATTTCTTAAAACTGTCAAGTCATAACCATCTACTCCCGTTCTTGTAAGGGTTAAGTCAAAGTCCTGAATAAAAGGTATGTCATCTGTTAGTATTTTCAACGTTGAAGAATCAGACATTTCTGTTACCTCTTGCGTATTTGGTGTAGTCCATCCAGAAACAGTGGCTGTGGTTTTATCTCTCTCTATGTACCCTTTATTCCTGTGCATCCACATAAATAAATCATAATAATGTACATTAGAGGTCGTAAAGAAGTCTTCTGAGAATGTTATCTCTGAATACTTAGCTTCTATCTGCTCAATAATACGATGTACCCTTATTGCATACTTTATGTTATCCCATCTTAATCCGTGTTTATTTCCACCTCCGTAATTGTGGTTTGATATGTTACCTGTGTTTTGGCTATTATCACCGCTATCATAATATAACCTTTGACTGTGAGTGATTAATGGTGCTATAATATCATTTGACGAAGGATTCGCTGATAACTTAGATTTAACTGTTGATGAGTTGTAACTTTCGTTAAGGCTTTCAGGGAAGTTTAATTCTCCAAGTTCATCATCTCCTATGATGTCTTTCAGTGTTACAGTCTCGCCGTAAAATGTTATTCTGTAGGCGTTTGGCTTATTATCCTTCATATCTACACCCTCAAGAGTAACAAAACCCTTTTTGAATGTTATGTTGTTTATTTCTATTGTAGCATTATGAAGAAGTCTAGCATCATAACCATCAGTTATATCTGAGTTATAAAAGTGCCTAAAAACCTTGTTATTGGTCTTTGAAGCAGGAACAGTAAATGACTGACTAAACTCAGTAAACACCTTTGCAATATCCCTTACGTCTTGTATGGTATCTGTAAGTGAAATCGTCTCGTCCTTGAATAGGTCGAGACGTTGCAGAACATTATCCGCATCAGCAACATATATCTGTACCGTTCTCTTCATTATCGAATGTTATTTATCTTGTCAAATGCCATATCAAACTCAATAGTATACTGAACTAACTTGTCGTTAACACTTGTCTTGTAAGTAACAGATTTTGTTTTAGGCATAACAGGTAACACTAACTCTTCTTCGTCCGTTACTCGTGTAATCCAAGTCTGTTCAGACAACATAAGCTCTTCTATAACCTTGTTTTGTTCCTGGTCAATGTAAGCTGTATTTAATGTTATCCTGTCGCTTCCATTTGCGTGGAATAATTGCTTTTGATGCTGATATGTCTTGTAGGAAAGTGTACTTTCGTTGAATATAGACCTTTTGAATTGCTCCGACCTTACATCAGTAGATTCTATAGATTTAAGTGTAAAGAACATATCTTGCAATGCACCAAACCTATTTACAAACGTCACCTTTATTGGTTCATACCTTGAGCAATCTAAAGTCTTTATCTTGACTACTTCTGTCCCGCTATCTGAATTTACATATAATTCATCTACTAGACCTATGTCTATACTATTTAGAAAGTCATCTAAAAGGCTGTTATCTTCAAATGTACCACCGTCTGCTAATACTCTTTGCCTATAGCTGTCTGTATTATCGCTTCCAGATACCGTAATATAATCTATTTGAGCATTGGTATTAGTCGAGGTTGATATTGTTTGAGTTCTCTTCTCTTCTCCTTTATAAAAGAACGTAACACTGTTAGTGTCCTCCGTAAAGACGGGGACACGAACATTGAAATCATCTATTCTAAATATTGTATTGTTTGACTGCAATAGTGTTCTGCTAAGTTGAGGGTTTACTCCATCTTCAAAATATCCATACCCATCAAAGGCAATGTAATTTGTGTCTAATCCAGATTGAGAAGCTGAACTTTGTTTTATAACATACGCTTCTCCAGAAGCCATAATATCTGCGGACAAGCTAAGTTGCGTATTACTATCTATAGCAGTAACGCTCGCTGTTGTATTGTCTGTTGTGTTACTTACAATGTCTCCAACTTTAACGTTGGCTGTGAACTGCCCTGCTGCATCTACAAGTTTATTGGGAGTTGTTAATGTGGCTGTTCCCGATTCGGTCTTTGTTATTACAATATCAGACTCTACCCATCGCACAGGGTCTATCTCTGGGGAGGTAGAACTTTCGTATATACCATTGAACTCAATATCTAGATAGTCTCTAACGAGTTCTGATATCTCGAACACAACGTAATCTGTTCCAGACAGAGCTGTCTTCTCTATAGTGTATTTTGCAGTTCCTTTGTCAGTTGTTAATACGCCATCATATATATATAAACTCATTACAGCACTGCTTAGTGTACCTGTCTCCGCTGTAGCTTTTATAAAATATGGACTCCTTACGTTTATCTTTGTTGCCATTATTGTCTACTTATGTTTTCGTTTAGCATATTTCTAATATCTTCTGCATAGGCTTCGCTTAAGGACTTTGTTATTATATCTACTACGTTTATATATGATTTCCCCACGTAATTAGAACCTAAATACCCTTCTCTACCTATTTTATTAGCTATCGCAAATGCAGTTCTGTTTATATAACTGTCCGTCATACGTACAAACTTGCCACTTTTATTACGTATTCTAATTCCTCTTTTTCTTATCCAAAGAGCTATACTTTGATATGGTGGTCTAGGACCGTTATATCCTAAGTCCACCGAACCTGAATATGAAGAAGTAGAAAATACATTAACTCCATCTTCAGAAAGGTCATAATCGAATGTATCGACAAGTGGTGGCGGTTTTGCGCCCACCACCTTGTCTTGGTTTCTTAAGGTCTGTTGTAACTCAGGAATAATAACATCCCTTGCGAGTTCTTCAAGGACCTCTTGAACCCTAGCAAACTTACCTGTAAGTGGACTTCTAGCTGCCATTAGCAAATAGTTACTTCGTTGTTAGGGAATGATATTACAATGTCTATACCCCACCCAGCAAGCTGATTCTCAAACCTATCTAAGAACGGCTGTGCAGTAAGGTCAGATTCTATCTGGAACAAGTCTTCATAACCCTGTCCCCTTCTCAGGTCTGCTATAAGAATGTTGGCTTCCGCCAACAGAGTGTTTAAGATATCCTGAAGATTGTCATTGCCGTAGAAGTCATCCGTCATATCCGCATCCCTGTTATCGTCTACAACATCCAATAGGAGGAGGTTTATAGTTACTTCAAGCTTGTACTCCTGGAAGGATACATTCCCCATATTGATATGTGCAATAGGATATATGTCCGTCTTATTCAGGTCAACACTGAACAGGTCTCCAAACGATACTGTTTGTATGTTAGGGGACTGTCTAAGCTTGTCCTTTACTTTATCTAATACTTCGTATACTGCTCTCATCGTCTACTCATTCTTTCTATTCGCATTCTTTCTAATTCGTTCTTTTCTTTTTCAAACTCCATCCACATTAGGCACTTTCCTAGATTAGTGCGTGTAACTTCTCTAAATTTAAGGACATCTCCTCCAGCGAGTGCATATATTGATTGATACCATCCCCATTTACTGCCGAAGGATGCTTCTGCTGTTGTAGGTCCTTCTGCACCTCCTCCTGTAAAGAGTGAAGGGTAGTTCTCAACAGTTCTTTCCCTAAATTGTAAAAAAAAACCATAGCACCTGTAGCAACTGTCATTGGAGCATCCTTCATTATTTCTGCATACTTGGCAGAACCTTTGTATTCTTCTATTTCGTAGAATTGCTTGTTGCCACCAATAATCGGTCTGTACATAACCGCAAGTGCCTTGTGCATTTGCTCCCAATCAACGATGTATTGCTCAAGGTCAATATATTCCCCAAGTGACATTTCGCTCATATTAGGCATAAAACCGAACTCAACAGTATTACCGCTTGGGTCGGTCATAGTAAACCTGCGTTGCAGTTTAGACTCCGTAGCAAGCAACCCTGTTATATGGCTAACAATGAAGTCAAGCTCCGCAACAGGCATCTTATAAGCCTCGTTAAGCTCTAGGTCGCAGAATATCTGCAATACCTTCAGACGGTGAAAATCCATATCGATGTCTTCACCGTTTTCCTGAATCAGCTTAACATACTTTTGGTACTTGTGAAGCGGTATATTCTCTTGTACCGCAGGGACTTTAATCTCAAATTCTTTAGTCATATATATATAACTTAGAATGCTTTAATATGTACCAAAGGGTATTTGTTACAAATATAACAAAATAAATGTGTCTGAAAATACAACAAAATCCATATGAAAACAGTTACTTATATGTCTGGTGTCGTGGATGCCGCATAAAAAGGCATACACGCACATCCACTACCAGGATATTATAAACTTTATAATATCTTTCTATTATAAAAACATATATAATATAAGAGTACCATATAAGTGGGGAAACGGGAGAGGTATGTTCTTTTGCTAAGTATTATATATAATATATATTCGGGTGTACCCTCATTCCTAAACATCAAATATATCTAGAGGTCCTTGCTTGACCATTTCGATTTGGGTTGATTTGATTAAACGTGGGTACTAAAACAGGGGGTAGTCCGTTTTACGTTGTTTGCCCTGTGGTCGCTTATTGAGTTTCTGGTTTATTCGTTGACAACATATATTCAACGTCCTTCAGGTTGTGCCCTAAGGTTATTACCTGTAGCTCGATATCGTCAGGCGGCACGTTGTAAGTATAGGCTGTATTTGTGCCGGTGCTATAGTCTAAGATGTGTAGATAGTGCATATTTGAAAGGAAAGGAGAGGCGGCCTAAACAAACTATCCAGGACCGCCTCAGAATTAATGTGTTAACGTTTTTTTGTTAGGTCTCTAACTTTGTCCATTATATCGGCTTTAATACCTTTGGGAAAGTCCGGGTGAAACAAAGCAACACTACCGTTACTCTCTCTCTCGTTTATTTCCTGTATGAAGGTATCGCACCAAAGGTTTAAAGCGTCCTCAATGATGCCGGCTTCAAATTTATTTAGTTTATTGTATCTCATTGTTATAAATTTAAAAGGATTACAACGGCACCGCCAAAAGTAACGGCGCCGTAAATTACTGCTATTAATAGGGTAACTTTTTCTAGTGTGGTCTGTGGTCTCATATTATGTATTTTGTTTTATGGGCTGCAGCATGCTGCAGCCCTGTTTTAATATTATTTGAATAAAGCGTCGTAAACATCGCTAACAGATATCTGGCGCATATTACCACCGCCCCAGTAAATAACGTCTCTCACATCGTCGAAGCTCAGGTCGAAGCGCCCAGTGCCTCTTAGACGGTATACCAGGCGTTTCACGCTGTGGTACTTTTTGGCGTTTTCTCTTAGGTTTTTTTGTATCTCAGGTTTTAACTCATTGAAAGTATTCATCTTTATTTGTTTTAATGTTCCACGTGGAACGCCTCTCGTTCCCTCGTTTTGCTAGTACAAATGTGCGAAACTTTATGCTACCAAATGTTAACTTAATGTTAAGAAATTGTTACCAAATCGTTAAGAACTGAGTGTCAGATTTCCCCTACAAGGGGGGTCGGATTTCCCTGACAGGGCGCAAACCGGAGGGGAGCCCACTGCGTTTAATGGAGCCCACTGCGTTTAATGGAGCCCACTGCGTTCAGTGCGTGTTGTCTCATTCGCCTATGAGTTTCGCCCACTACATTTAAACGCTGCTCTAAGTTTAACATATGATATTTGAAAGGCGCATACATTTCGCTTGTCACCTCGTGGAGTGTGTCGCTATAGTTTAAAGGTTTAAAGTACATAATTTATCCGTTTAATATTGTAAAGCCTGTAGTATCTTTGCGCGCCTGTCCCTTAGCCTTGAGCCCTAAAATTACGCCGTTGTATTTGAGCATCTGAAGGTCTGACTTATCACCGTCCACAACTTCGACACCGCGCCAAACTTTTGGCAGCTCGTTGAACACGGCTGCTACATTTATACCGTGCTTTATTGCAAGGGCTACATTCACGGCGTTATCTTCAGCACGTGAAAAGGTTACCGTGTAATTAGGGTGCGCTTTGTATCTTATCGCCTTTTGTATATTCTTTGTGTAGTCATAAAATACGGCGTGCGGCTGTAGTGTCTCAACATCTAAGAAACCGTACTTTTTTAACATATACACAAAGTCTACGTCGCTGGTGCCGTTTAACCTGAAGGCAACCTTATAGCCGCCGTCCTTTGCTTTTTTAGTTTCTTGCGTAATTTCGTCCGCTAATTTATTCAAGAAGGCTAGTTTATTTTTGATAAACAGCTCAGTTTTATTGACTCGCGCCTTTATTACATTTGAAAACGAGCCGCGACCGGCACTAACTAAACAGGCAGCCGCGCAACCTTTGGACGCGTGAGGGCACAACTGTTTACCTTCGCTGTTTTGGTTATATGGCATCAAGTAAAGTATAAAAGTCTTAATCTCATTCTTTGCCGTTTTGGCGTTCGTGCTACCTGGTGAAAGTAACTTCTTTGGCATATTAGGGACGCTCGTTGCAACGGCGTCCCATACATTAGTTTCAAAATTGCTCATATTTTTATTTTTAGATTCAGTACAAACATACGGCGCCCTGTCTAGCTAAATGTAAATTTAATGTTAAGAAATTGTAAAGAAATTGTAAAGCCCCCCTATTTAGAATGAGTCTAAATAAGAGGGCTGTTGTCTCTCAGAAACCCCACTGCGTTTAAGAGCCTACTGCGTTTAAGAGGGTACTGCGTTTAAGAACCTACTGCGTTTAAGAATCAAATAGGTCGCTTATGTCGTCAATGTCGATGAAGTCTGCGTGTTCTTTGCACTTCGAACAAAGGTCGGTGTTCCAAATCGGTGGAGCATCGCAACAGTTACTTACTATCTCAAACATACATCGCATCATAATCGTGAATAGACTCCCAATACTTTGCAGCGTTCTGATAGCTTCCTGTAGTTCCTGGCTTAACATCATCCCTTGAGGGGATGATATTGCCGTAGAAGTCCTTATATTGCCTCTTGGGTAACATACACTGACCTGTCTCCAGCAGGCTCATTGCATTGCGCCCCATTGACCCCTCCATATGCCATACGGAGCCGTCATCGATTAGGCGTTGCATATTAGCAACACCATACTCTTCCTGTAGTTTTCTAATCTTCTTGTAGTTCATTGTCTATTAATTTATTTAGTTCGTATATCTGTTTTTCTATTAGCTTCTTAGAGCTATCTCTGGAGTCCGTGCAGGAATTTATATCTCTCAATAAATCCCTGCAGTCCTCTACCAATTTAAGGGTCTCATTATCCATATTATGCGATAGATTTTTTTCGACCTCTTTTACCTTTATAGTCTCCAGCAAGTTCCTTCTTGAAGTCAACATACTTTTTAAGTTCATATTCCTCCTCCTGTTTTATGGCTTGTTTAGCCATTTTGTAAAGGCTTGGAATATCCTCTAGTAAAGCTCTAGCGTCAATCTCTATGTATGCTGAATCCTCAGGGTCAAAACCTACTGACTCAATATGTACAACACCTGTGGTGCTATGTAAACTTACTGTCTTTAATATAAATACTTCTTTGTTCATCTTATAAGAATTTAATTGTTTTACCATTTACTTTAGCCTCGATAAGTTTATCCAGGTTAATCATTCTAAACCCTTTACGGTGCATATCATACACCACAAGGAGTCCTTTACTCATAGGGTCGAAAGACATACCTACGCCTTTAACGCCCTTCTTAACGTCTCTACGACAGTTAATCGTTCTAATCGTGCCATCCTTTTTTTCAAAGGTGGCACTAAATATCTTACCGCCTTCTGTAGCATCTAAGAATGTTTCTACTCGTGTTTTCTTTTTTGTTAGTATCCAAGTCATAATTATATATATTTAAAATTACACCACAAATATAAGTAGGCTAATGTTAAGCTAATGTTAAGTTTTTCAGCTCAGGCTCTTCAATTAATCTAACGCCATCTTTTGTTAGGGTATATTCGTACTCAGCCCAGCAGGTATTATTAAAAGGAATAACTCCCCAGCCTGTATATCTGCTATTATCTAAGCCAAACTCTTCCGCCTTCCTTTGAGCGAACCTCAGTAGTTGAGCAAATTTATATTCAGGGTCGTGACCTCTATTCTCATTAAAGTCATTGTTAAACTCATTGAGCCAAGTTAGCATACCGTCAGGATATCCGTCCCAATGTTTATATATCTTAGCATAGTTTATACCGTCTATTTTAATTGTGCATCTTGTTGCCATATCTTTTGTTTTTATTATTTTAATTCAATTTCTCTACTCTCAATAGCGAGGGCAATATCATCTTCAAAACTCTCTTCACTTATGTCACCTATTGTGACGTGAGCGAAGTTAGTTCTAACATTATAATGAACATAGCCTATTTCGAAAGTTTCGCCTTTTCTATAAAGGCTATAGCTAATATTATCTACGTCTATTCTGTGGTCGTAATGAGCCTCGTAGTTATAAGGATTAAATTCTGTTGCTGTCATATCTTTTGTTTTAAAATTATACCACAAACATACAATGTCTACGTTAAGTTAACGTTAAGCTAATGTTAAGAAATCGTTAAGAATTATGAACCTGGAGTGGAGAGGGGTGGCTCTCAGCGAGCCCACTGCGTTTAAGAAAGCCTACTGCGTTTAACGACCAGCGACCCTATTGCGTTTAAGAAACCCTATTGCGTTTAAGAAACCCCACTGCGTTTAACGATAAACCCCCAATCTGAGAGGTCTCTAAAGCACACGGAGACCAATCAAAATCGAGGGTTATCTACTTGGTTATGCAAAGAAATACTGTCTTTCGACACAACAAATATACAAAAATATTTTAAACTACCTAATAGTATACGCACCTTTTGTGCGATTCACCAGGACATATTGAGCGGCATATCTGATGGCATCGATACAGTGATTCCATTTGTCCACAGGTTTTGTTTGTCCTTTAGTAGCCCACACATAGTTATTCAGCTCCTTAATGAGTTCTGTGGAGTCAGGGTCAACAATAAGGTCATAGTCCTGGAGCAGTGCAATACCGGACAATATAGACCCACTGCGTTTAACGGTAGGAGTTATATTACACCCTTTCAGTTTTATCTCTTTAATAAGACGTGGCTCAGCAGAGTCCGACACCACTAGGTGCGGACCTGCATACCTAATATTATAGTCTGCTATTTGAGTAGTGGACATCCCTACCTTAGCATACATTACCTTCAGGAATATCCGCTTATTACCCTTATCAATAGACAACTTCACAAGTGTAGTGGGGTCAACAGAGAAACCAAAATCCTGTCCAAAGATAGTTTCATAGTTATCGTTAAACTCTCCCACTCTCCAATTAGTAAAGATAACACCCTCCTGCTTCTCCATCCACCCACCAAGTATCTGGTGTGTGTATTTCTCAGGTCTACGTCTTCTAATCTCTGCTATCTGATTTAGAAACGACTGAGACAGGTTGTCAGTGTTGTCTAGGTATGTGGTGTGAATATATGTGATGCCATCTTTTATACCATTGAATCCTTCGGGGATATCTCTATTCGCATAGAAACGCCCCCAAATCCAATGCTCCTTAGTGGTTGGGTTAAGTATTAAGATGACCCTATTAGGTTTAGTTTTCACCCTAACAGACTGGTCAATCTTGTCGAAGGTATCTTCATCCGTAAGCTCTTCAGCCTCATCCAGGACAAAGGTGGTTATTGCGTTTAACGATTTCAGTGATGCTGTTTGGTTTCCTGAGGCAGTTCTAATTCCTTTAAACAATATGGAAGACCCTGTCTTAATATTTGTTATCTCGTCTTTCGTTATGCGAAAGTCCTCGACAACACCCATAAGCTCCAGCTTCTCAATAAACTCAGGGATAATAGAGGATGCTGCGGAGGTCATTGTGTATCGTGTAAACAGGACCTTGTGTCCCTTTTCATAGGTCAATAGCAGCAGGAACACGTTTACTGCAAAAGACTTACCAGACCCTCTACCACCTGTTGTAATAAAGTAACGTGACTCGTTGCCAAATGCTTTGTACTTAGGATTCAGATTCGGTACTTTCATCTTCCTCAGGTGTTATATCGATTATGTCTTCTATTTCTTTTGGTTGCTCAGAGCCTGGAAATATATTCACAATAGAAAAGTCTATGTTCTTAGCTTGACTTAGCGCATCAGGATTATCCATTGCTTTACCGTATATATACTCAATAACCATCTTACGGTCGTACTGAGAGTTCTCTGCCTTTTCAGCAACCATCTTCCAGAAGTTAGCTTCAGACCCATAAACCTCCTCTATCGCATTGGTGGCAAGTATCTTAGACCTGTTCTTCTTAGCTTTATTCAGATTAGCAGGAGTGGCCATAGTCTTACGGACAAGTGCATCGCCACGCTTTGCACCATTGCCCTTCCGACCATCGGTCTTCTTCATATATTTACGTTCTGGCTTTTGTCTAGGCATAACCTCCCCATTGCTCCGCAATAGCCTTTGCTATTCCCGGAAATGTTTTACTTCTCAATGTACTTCTCTCCTGTGGTGTTTTAGCTTTTGTTAAAGCCTCAGCATACCACTTAGGGTGTGACTTCCCACTTTTAAAGTATGTTCTTTCACCTTTACTAACCATCTTAGTGGCTTCAAGAACAGGCAAGTTCTTGAGCCACAAACAAGTCTTTTTAGATGCTTCATCTCCAAACATATATGGCTGTATTATTTGGTCAGGTTTTCTAATAAAGGTGCTTATAAATCCAACAGGATTCTCTATAGCTATTTGCTTTACATCAGCACCCATAAGTCTCCTAATAAAATCCAAAGCCTCATCTCTTTTACGATATCTATCTTCGTTTCTAGAACCATCCTTATTCGTAAACCATCTGTTGCCAGAAACAGTTAAGTATGTGCAGGGAGGATGTGCTATCATTAAATCCCAATCGTGATTATCTATAACCTCAAAAACATCTTGTTGAAAATGCCATTCAGGGTGACCTCCACTGCAAGGAAGTATATCACAACTGTAAGCATCGTGACCAAGTTCTCTAAATGCTTTGGTCACTATTTGACTCTCCTCACAAGCTACTAGAACTCTTTTCATATATTTACGTTCTCCTTTTTGTCTAGGCATATAATTCAGTTATAGGAAGTAGTATCCCTTTTGATGTGTTGCTATCACCACCTAAAACATCTCTGTCAGTTTTTAAGTATTTTCTACATTTAGATTTAAGAATTTTAGTTGGTATTATGTGCATAGTATTTTCAAATGCAAAACAATAAAAGTCAGACTGTGTGTTTGATATTCCGCTTGACTTTCCTCTAGACCTGTACTCAACAAAAACATTACCTGTTTTAAGAGCTTTCAAGTCGTGCTTAACCTCTATCTTGCTATTGCTGAGAATATCCGCAAGTTCCTTTTCTTTTACTTGACCTACAGATAAGTCGTATTTGAAATCGCTATTGTATTCCATTTTTATATATCTTCTCGTATAATTCCCATATAGCATTATACCATTCGGTCTTGCTATACAACTTCTCTCCTAATTTCTTCTGCCCTTTGTATTCTATCTCAAGGCGATATTCCAATCCTTCAGGGATTGGATATATCTTATAACCGTTATTAAGACAATAGCTCTGTGCCTCTAAGTTCCTAGAACGAGGTGACAGTTTCGTAAGTGCTGTAAGTCTTTGTTTGCTGATTTTTCGGCTCAATCTTAAATCCTTTTAACATTGTTAATATCCTAAACTCTGCGTCTTCTATCTTGTCTGATGGAATGTCGTTAACTAAATCCACAAGTAGCTGAACTTCTTTGCGATAAGGTCTAGCGTCCTTTAATTGTAACTGTAACTCGGTTATTTTGTTTTTCAGGTTATCAATAGTAATGTCTCTCTCATCAACATTATTATAAACATCACCCAAACTGTTAAACACCTCAAGAGACTTGAAGTACATTTTCCTGTTTAATGGAGAATCAAGTATGTCTAATTCAAAGTTTTTTAACGAATGCAATATTGTGGCGTGGTTTTTTCTAATATACTTAGCTATATATGACTTAGCACCAGACCCAAACCCACTGCGTTTAAGGAAGCCATATGTTATCCTATAAAATATAGAACGAGCCATAACATTCTTATGGTCTCTTATCGGACTTCTAAGGTCTCTGCCTGTTACTGTTGAAACTATCTTTTCTATTCTTTGCACTTCTTGTGCTAGTTCATTATTCATTGTCTTCTTTATTTAATAATATTTGTACTGTTAATGTTGTAACCAATTCACAAGCCAGCAATATTCCCTCACATTCCTCATATCCCTCCAATTCCTCAAACAAGTTGAGGCTGACATAGATATCATCAAGTGATACTCCAGCAAGAATATCATTACAGGTGAGGATAAAAAACTCCTCTACTACAGGAGTTCTAAAATCCCACTCCTTTAATATAGCTTGCAATTGCCTCGCTAACCTTCTCTTTACCTTGCTGTATATCATCGGGGGTTGCGTCATAAGTTTTTACCTTTAGTGTTCTTTTGTCTACAATAACAAAGGTAAACATTTTTTTCTTAAATATCGACATATAAATATAGGCTTGTGCATCATATCCATATAAATCCATATTGTACTGCCAAGAATCGATGTCGGATGTAGTCTTGAGGTCCACAATCCTATCGCCTCTTAAACAGTCTGCTTTGGCTCTGAAGGGAAGTCCTTGCACATAGTTAATTCCCGGTACTTCATATTCTCCTCCTGTAAATAAGTCATTTGCTGTTGGGTTGTCCAAAATAGCATCAACAATGCCTTCCGCCCATACTTTCTCCTTAGATAGCATAATCTCTTTACCTTCCAGCGAAGGGTCTTTAGCAGCTTCCTTATAGCCCTTATTACGCCTAGTAGCCACATCAACAAAATGGTAGTAATCATCTAACTTATCTTTTTCTAATAGTGAAACGTGGATAAGCCTCCCTTCACGCAGAGGCTTCATATTTGCATCCAAAGGTTCTCTGTTGCCTAAATAGCTGTCGATGCCCTC